GTGGCCAGCTCAATATGGTTATCAGAAAAGTTACGGGTAAAGAAGGTGTTATAGTGGAGTTTGATATCCGCCCTGAACCACACGCCGACAGCGTTCAGGTTAAAGGTGACTTCAGCCTTAATGAAAGCTATTTTCCTGACATTCTGAAGCGGCTTGATGAAATGCTTGAATGGCAGAATTAAACATTTTGCCATTGAGAATTTTTAACTGAAAACTTCGGGCGTAAAATGAATTTTTTATTCAGGCTTATCTGGCCAGCTGATATCTGGCGCGGTCGTGATATCCGTCCGACTCAGCATAACGCGGTATCTTTTCCATGCAGCCAGTCGCGTTAGTTCCTCGTCAGTTGCAATGCTGATATCAACCGCATCCTGCAAAGGGGTTATAGTACGATTAGCTTCGTCCATTTCTGCCGACAAACGGCTGCTGGCCAGAAAGCCAGCATCTTTGGCATCCACAAATGGCGCTGTAAATACGCCGTCACTGTAGAGATAATTACAGCCGGGCTGTTCAGACAATGCGGTAATATCTACCCACTCCAGTGACGGATGATAGAGTTTCTCTGGCTTGACACTCATAGAGACAATTTCCGCAACTCGCTTATCTTCAATCCGGGCGTAGGTTTTCATCAGCTGAACTCCTCAATATAAATAATACCGTCAGATCCCTAACTTCCGATAAAGGGATCGGTACGCGTTGTACCTCCGCCGCCTGCACCATAGGTATTTTTTTTGCCTGATGATGAGCTTTCCCCGCTACGGCTACCGCCGCCCCAGTAACTGACGCCGCCGTCACCAGAGCCGCCCCGGTAAGTGTTGCTTGAGGCCGTAATCAGTCCGGGCGCGTCGCTGCCATCACCCCCCTGTATATTTAACAATCCGCCTATGGCCGAGCCGCCAACGCCACCGGCATCACCGGAAGTCGTATTATAGCCATTGCCCGCTGTCAGCTGACCGTTAAAGGTACTGCTAGTCGCGCCGTCGGTTTCGTTACTGCCTCTACCGACTACGCCAGGATAATTTTTTGTCTCATCCACGTTCAGCCAAGCGATTACCGTTCCGCCTGCTCCCCCGCCCGCACCACGGGAAACATAACTCGATCCCCAGGCAAGATAACCATAACCCCGGCCACCACCTCCGGTCAGGATAATCTTGATTCGTTTCGTTCCCGGCGTGGGTTTGTAGTTAACTGCTCCGGGCGTGGTGAAAATCTGGTACCCGATAAAACGGCCGGAAAACTTATCGCTGATGCCAAGATTTTTCAGAACGTCAGGCAACAGCCCGGCATCGGCCATTTCCTTTAATGCGTTTTCAATTAACGGGTACTGACCATGCGGATTAGCGCTTTTGAGATGCTTTGCCATCACCTCGTCAGCGTAGGCTTTCACCTCGATCACAGCGTCATCAACATACTTACGCGTTGCCAGCACCACTGACGGATCAATTTTCAGCGTGACGGCGGTTGTGCTGTTCACGATTAAAATCATGCGCACGGTCTGCGTCCGGCCGCTTCCTTCGGCCAGCTGAGGCTTGTAAGTCTCCGGGCAGTTAGCAACGGCAATCAGCACGCCATCAGCGTCATACAGGCCGATTTCACGGATCCAGAATCCGCCCTCGCTTTCCGGGATGATCTGCTCTGCGATAATCTGGCTGCTGTTTGCCGCGTCAACGGTCAGCGAATTAAGCTGCGCGCGTCGCTTCTCGCCAATGAGCTTTGTCTGTGCCGCATCAGGGGTCGGCAGTGTGCCGCCACTGTCGCCGACGCCCATCGAGGCGATGTTTACTTTCGTGCCGAGTGCGGCGGCGTTCGCCAGCTTAGCCGCGCCCTGATTGGTCAGCAGGGCAAAATATTTTGTCGTCATGCGCTCACTTCCGTCAGGTCAATAAGATGCACCGCCACGCCGGAATAACCCGGCCCGCCGACGCTGATAAGTTCAGGGGTATAGGGATAAACGGTCAGCTCGTCGCCGCTGTAGCTGGCAACGGCAACCGGCAGCGCGCCGTTCACGTCAAGATTGATAGACAGGCCGATAAGGTGACGGCTGCAGGGCTTCGCATCGGCTATCAGGCGCTCAAGCTCGTTATACATTTCCTCAGTAATGCCGGTATCGAGTACGCCCACATCCAGCCGGAACGTGCCAGGCGCTTCGCCGGTTTTCCACCACTCAATGATTCTGATGAGATAGCCCAGAGGCTCAACGACGCGGCGTATAGCGCCAATCGTTCCCTTGTGCCGATGCACGTACTGCGAGGCGGCAACCACGGCGCGCTTTGTTGATTCCGGCCAGGCTGAATCCCAGCGATCAACTGACCACGCCCACGCCAGATAGGGCAGAAGCTCAACCGGGCAGGCTTGCGGATTCCATAACTGGCGCAGCGGCACGCTCATCGTACCGGGGCTTGCAAGAGCCTCGGCGGCAGCAACCTCAAGCGCTGACGAGCCGGTCGGCAGCAGGCGATCACTCATCCGAGCCTCCCACGGTCAGCGCGTATCCTGTGCAGTAAGCGGCCTGGGTTTTGTCTAGCACCACGTCAGCGGAAGGCTTGATAAGGTTGACGCGCTGCACGCCCTCAACGTGCATGGCGGCATACAGCGCAGACAGGCGAATGTCACGGCCGAGACGCTTTTGTGCGCTGACAAAGGCGGCGAGTTTTGCCTCTGAAGCGGCACGGATTGGCTCCGCTTCCGGCCCCGGATAGAGGTAAAGCTCGGCCTCGATTTCATAACTAACAATCTTCGCTGACTGCACGCTCACCCTGTCGGCAACCGGGCGCACGTTCTCGTCATTGAGCGCAGCGTTAACCACGGCCAGCAGATCGTCGCCCGCCACTCCACTGCCTTCTCGCGCAAGCACTGTCACTGTGACCACTGCAGGCGACGGGCTGATGGCTGATGCATCGGCTACGCGGCCGTCGGCGCTTCTGGCATGGTATTCATACGCGCCTGTCGGCCCCGCAACGCTAAGCCCCTCAAACGCCGAGGCGATACGCAGCCGGAAATCGTCGTCACTTTCCATCACGGCGGCGGTCGGTGGAATGGTCGTATCATCGGCGGGGGTAATGGTCAGACGGGGTACACCATTGTTAGCGCCAAGCTGGTCAAGGTCGCCGTCCAGTGAATACGCCACCATGACGGCCTTTGCCGCCTCGTTGATGCGCTGGCGCAGGATCAGCTCGCGATAGGCGTTTTCCTGCAGCAGCTTGACGATGGGTTCTGATTCAAACGTCAGCGTGCGGGCGACAGCCTCCTGCTGCTCGGCCGGGTAAAGGGAAATCAGCGTCGCCTTTCGCTCGACCAGCAGGCTTTCATAGTCCAGCGGCTCCACCACATCAGGCGCGGGCAGCTGGCTCAGGTCGATAGTTGCCATAGTCTCAGCTCACAGGAACGGTTAAGGAAAAAGGCTGCGCGCTGTCGGTGCGGTTGCCGGACAGCTCAACCACCATTGCGCCATTGATATCCGACTCAAAGCTGATGGCGGTCAGCTTTACGCGCGGCTCCCATTTCAGGATCGCCATATAGCAGGCAGACATAATCTGCAGGCGCAGCGCCTCGTTTTGGGGCTGGTCAATCAGCGCGGATAAAAGCGAACCATACTGGCGACGCATCACCCTCGTGCCGACAGGGGTCAGCAGAATGTCACGCACTGACTGCCGGATATGATCGAGGTCGGTCAGCGCGCCACCGGTTTCCCGGTTCATGCCGATATATTTCGCGGTTGTCATATCGGTTCCCCCGTTTGGCCGCCGCTGTCGCCAGGATGTTTATGCTTGTGCAGAACCTTGCCATTTGAGGAAAGGTTGCCGCCGGTATGCGTCACGTCGCCCTTCATCGTGCCGCCTTTAGTGACTTCCAGCTGCGCAGTTTTGAGCAGCGCTGTGCATTCCACTTCGGGCGAGTCAAAGAGGATTTTCACCGCCGCTTTAATGGTTGCCGTCTGTATGCCGGTTGCGGTCAGCGCGCCGTTTTCCGGCTCGTACTCGATCACCGCGCCGTCAGGAAATGACCAGTGCAGCGCATCGGCCGAGGCTGACGGAGCCGGGTTGTCATCCGAGAAAATGCCCGGCAGTACAAAGCCGGTATCAAGTTCGCCGCCGAGGCACAGAACCAGAACCTGCTCGCCCACTGATGGCGCATTCCAGGAGCGGGTTTTGCCCGCGCGGGCGCTCAGCCAGTGCAGCCAGCCGGTTGTGTTTTTTCCCGTATCGACACGGCACAGCCCGCCGTCAAGGTTGACGGCCGATACCGTTCCAATACGTATGATGTTGCGCAGCAGGCGCTGAATTTCTGTGATTTGTTCGTTCATGCACTGAGAATGCCTCTGTTAGCCAGCACTCTCAATTTGAGTTGGTTTGCCTATGAATGAGCAAACTCAAAGGAAGTTTTTAATTTGCGGGGTTATCAGGCTTAGCAGCAGGAATTTTTGCAATATGTAAAATCTCCCCTAATAAAAGATATGCATTAAGAAAGAGTGATTTGGCTTCTTCAATTGATACGTCTGCGTGAACACCTGTTGAAACCCGCGCATACAGGTTTGAGAGATTTTGCCGTATTTTATCTTTTCTTGATTTACTATCAATTCGCTGATGAACAAAAACATTAAGTCTATTTAAATGACGTGATGCATCTAATGAAAGGTGATTGCCGCCAATTTCATACTTTTCTTCGCTAGGGGGATAAAGAGAATCTGCAAAATTATCAATGATACGACGAACTGTTGTAAGAGCCTGACTAATGGCCTCCTCATCTCCATCCGATAGTCTATTAATTACAGAAGGTATTTGCCTAATCACCTCGCCGCTATGTTCAATTAAAAGGCTATCTACTTCACTTTTATACTTCTCGAAGATAGATTCAGCGAGACTATCGAGTTCTTTTTCATAGTAAATTTGAGTAACAAAGTCATGAAGAATACCCAAAATCTTACTACGAATAGTTGTGAAGGTTGTAAGGTAATTACCAATTTGAGCCTTAAGCGTGTTATGCTCTCTGGTAACCAATATTGCATTATCCAGTCCGCTTATATTAGGCGTAACCATGCTTTCAAGTTTGCTTTTTTGAACATTTATATTCGCCTCGATCCCTGCCAGAGGAGTCCAATATCCTAACTTTGCTTCTTTATCCGTCCACCTTCCAGTTCGGGTCATATATTTGAGGCTTAGCTCAACGTCACCATAATACCCTTTAATTTCATAGCCAACCCAACTCCTAAATTCGTCAGTACCGCATAATCTAGCTAGCCGCGCAGCCTTGAGCATTAGGGACTCACCACTAATTCGGCTTAATTCAATATCAGCCAAAAGTTCAGTTGCAAGCTCAAGTTCATGCTGAGAGCGATTTAATGGCACGATATCAACCTTCCATAAAATGTTTTTTTTAATGTACACTCAACGTCTGAATAATGAAAGTCTCTATAGTTTCTTTGTCAGCCTCGCTAATGCCTAATAAAGGGCGGGCCTCATACTGCACTTCTTTCCCTTTAAGTGACGGCCGGTCGCGCAGCCCGTAATGATGCACGCGGGCCAAGCGCTGCACGTTTCCGGCAAACTCGATCACGGCCTCATTCGGACTGGCCTGCGTCTTCAAGTATTTAGCGGTGCGCAGCTTGGCGAACATCTCGCGCTTTATCCGACCTTTTTTGCTGCGCACTGGCTGCGTTTTACGGGGCTGAAAGGGCGTGCCGTCAGGTGCCTGCTGGCGCTTGATGTTCTGCTGCTGACTCGCTCGCAGCTTGCGGCCAATGCTGCGCGCCATCTCTTTACGCGCCGGGGCTGACAGGCTGCTGATAAGCGTCTCCAGACGGTCATTTACCTGCTGCAGCTCACTCATGTCTGCCACTCGCTGACCAGCTCACCCTTAACGTAAAGCTGCACCGGCCGCGCGTCATTCTCCGGCAGCGGGTTCTCGCCGACGTGTGTTACGTGCAGCCCGTCGTCGGCCTGCTTTACGATCACGCGCTCGCTCAGCTGCAGCTCAATGCTGATATCGCTGGCCGTGTCGCTGATAACGTCAGCCTGAAAGGTAAAGCCCGTCCGGCGCTTTTCCTCGGTTGCCATAATGTCGGGTTCATTCGTTCGCAGCCAGGCAAGCAGCGGCACGATCAGCAGGTCGATATTCCCTGTGTAGTCGGTAATGACCATGTTAAGCCGGTACTGGTATTCAAACGACAGCGAGCTGGCAAGCGTTGAGACGATGCGCCCGCTGTCGATAAACACGTTCAGCGCGTCAGGGTTTCGCTGCAGCTCCGGCACGCTGTCGGTCAGTGCCTGGCGCAGTTGTTGAGGTTTCAGCATCGTGTTGTTCCTGGCAGTCTTTGATGATTTCGACCTGCAGCCCGCGAGCGCGGCCTCAAGCTGGCGATTGTCAACCGCCAGATCGCCCGCCGTTTTAAGGCTGTTTCCCGGCACCGGGCAGCTTGTCACGCGAGGACACCCAATCCAGATAATCTCTGGCGCTGCTGAAGGCTGGGCGGGTGTGCAGCCGGATAACATCGTCAGGCAGAGCAGCAGCAGACCAGTCACGCAGTATCGGATTCGCATCGGTTTCTCTCTGTATGATCATTTCACGGTTAAGCGCGGCCGTGCTGGCGCGCCCCTGCATCAGCCGCAGCTCGGCCTCACGCTTCTGGCTGGCCCTCGCATCGGCATCCAGCCGGGCTATCGCTTTATCCCGGCTCTCGATACCGGCCGACAGCGTACCGATAATGCGCTGCGCGCTGGTCAGATCGTCTTTTGCGACTTTCCACTGCCAGCCGGTTATGCCCAGCGCCAGCAGAGCCACGGCCAGAAGCAGAGCTATCAGGCGCGTCATGACACACCCCGCAGGCAGTAAGCTGTCTCATTCGCGCGGCGGTTTTCCAGCCCGCGATTTCTCACGCCCTTAACGAACACCCAGCCACGCCGACGTTGCCTGGGCCATCATGCACGCACTGTTAAACGAACCGCTTACCGCAGCCAGCGGCGGCGCTAACCCCTCAATTCTGGAATTTTACTGATGAGCAAACGCAGAGGCCGCAAGGCTCACACCGCCACCGCGCAGCCGGTACAGGCAACCGCACCGCAGCAGCACGCCGAGGCGTTTACCTTTGGCGATCCGACGCCGGTAATGGATAAGCGCGACATTCTGGATTACGCCGAGTGCATCGGTAACGGGCGCTGGTTTGAGCCGCCGGTCAGCTTTAACGGCCTGGCGAAAAGCCTGCGCTCGGCCGTGCATCACAGCTCGCCGATTTATGTGAAGCGCAACATTCTGGCCTCAACGTTTATTCCGCACCCGATGATGAGTCAGCAGGAGTTCAGCAAGTTTGCGCTGGATTATCTGGTCTTCGGTAACGCCTTTGCCGAGCTGCGCCGTAACAGCCTGGGTAAGCCGCTGTGCCTTGAAACCACCCCGGCCAAATTCACCCGCAGAGGCGTGAAGGATGGCGTTTACTGGTTTGTGAATGACTGGAAAGAGCCGCACGAATTTTCGGCCGGCAGCGTGTTTCACCTGCTGGAGCCGGATATTAATCAGGAGCTTTACGGCCTGCCGGAATACCTCAGCGCGCTTAACTCCGCCTGGCTGAATGAGGCGGCAACGCTGTTCCGCCGCAAGTATTACCAGAACGGCGCGCACGCCGGATACATCCTGTATATGACCGACGCGGCGCAGAGCAGCAGCGACGTTGACCGGATGCGCCAGGCTATGCGCGACACGAAAGGGATCGGCAACTTCCGCAACCTGTTTATGTACGCGCCGAACGGTAAGCCGGACGGGATAAAGATTCTGCTGCTCAGCGAGGTAGCGACGAAGGACGATTTCTTTAACATCAAGAAGGCCAGCCGCGACGACCTGCTAAGCGCACACCGCGTGCCGCCGCAGATGATGGGGATTATCCCGGACAACTCCGGCGGATTC